GATATGGAATTGTTTCTCTTATAACTTTACACTAGTACATCTATCATATCTTTATGATACTCCTGTTGAGGTGTATATGAAGGATCATAAGTTTTATCCTGGTAAATACTATGCTACAATAAACTGGGGTAGTGGAGATATTAACACTGACATATCTTTAGCTGAAGATCCGTTAGAGCATAAGAGTCATCATGTAATATTACTTGACAATGGGCAGATAGCTTTGCAACCAAACAATAGAATCAAATGGTCAGAGCCCAGCTTTGTTACTAAGCCATTCCCTGAGAGACCAGATTATTTGGTTAACAAAGATTACTATAACTGTGAAGGATTTGATAAGTGGCACACAGAAGATTCAGAAAGAATGTTTTATGATAACGAATAATTAAGTATATTATATAGTACTTAAATTATTTAATCATGGCAAAAATAAAAGAACTTACTACAACGCTTACTAAAACAAAAGTATCCCGTCCAGGTGTACATGCTAAAACTAAAACTAGTCAGCTTAAGTCAAGCAAAAAATATAAAAAGTTATATAGAGGACAAGGTAAATAAATATTTTGTTTATATTTGTCAGTGACTCCAGAAGAAAAAGTACTTTGGGAAAAGGCTACTTTACTTGCAGAAGATAATCTGGAAGCCAGAAAATTATTTGAAAAATTAAAAACCAATAAAATGCAACTAAAAGGAAAAAGGGTTTTATTAAATAAACCAGAAGTAAAAGAATCTCAATTTGAATTAAGTGAATCTGACAAGCATGCACTTGAAATGGATATGAGAAAGACATGGACTAAACTAGAAGTTTATGCCATAGGGGATGAAGTAGAATCAGTAAAGGTGGGGGATAAAGTGTATATGGGAATCACTGGGCTACAAGCATCTGAAGCAGTAGAGCTAGAAGACGGAATGAAGTTAATGGTTGCTGAAAGAGACATTGCAATAGTATGGTAAACTATACAGAAGAATCAGAGAACTTGTACAATAACCAAATGTACAGAAAGTATAATACAATAAATTCTATTGAAAAATCTTTTGAAGATAGAATATTGGATTATAACAGACCCAAGTATTATGGTGGAGCAGGAAATACTTATGAAGTATTTAATGTACTAGAAGCCTGGGGTTTAGATGAGGACTTTTATTTAGGTAATGTTATTAAGTATTTAGCACGAGCTGGTAAAAAAACTTCTACTAAAAAAGAAGACTTACAAAAAGCTTTAGTATATTTACAAAGAAGAATTGATAGATTATGAGTGAACAAGTAGCTTTTAAAGAAACTAAGATCTATTCCTTTGGGGATATCTTAGTTGGTTTAGACTCAGAAGAGGTTAATGAGTCTGCAGAAATTATTGAGCTTAGAGAAAAATTTTCTAAGATAGCTGAAGATCTTAAAGAGAATTATAATCTTAACAGATCTCCAGTAAAGAGTTTATTATTTGATCAGACCATAGGTGACTTGACAAGAGCTTTACTTATGTCTGAGAAACTATTAAGAATGAAGTAATGAAAATAATAGCAGTTATAATCATGTTTGCTGTTATTGCCATGTTATGGGCAATAGCACATATATTATACAAACCTGTATTTGATAGAATATCTCAGCAGTATGTAATTAATGAAGATGATTTTAAAATTGCAAATATTTGCATTGCAGTTATGTTAGCACTTGCACTAGCAATCGGCCTACTATTATAGTCTGTGTTTCTTTCCATGTTTCTAGCAATACAGCAAAAAAGTCCCCAGTTTTTTTCTGGGGATTTTTTTTATCTCAATAATTTTTATTATATTATAGATATAGTGTATGTAATTATTATTTTAAAAACAAAAAAGTCATGGATATTTTAAATTTTATTTCTTGGATTAAAGCAGGAAACTACAGAACAACCCTTCCTACAGATGTCTCTAATGTATTACCTATTGGAGCTAAAGACCCTAGCAGAGATGATGCTTGGTTGCCTCTTGCAGTAAATGCAGCACCTTTACAATCTTTGTACAATACAGGTACTGTAACTCAGTTGACTGCTATTACAACAGCTGTTACTTTGAACACTTTAAGTGGAGTTATTACTACTGTTGCTGCGTCTGCTTCTCCTGGATCACCAGATATATTTACTTTTAATAACACAAACATTACTACAAGCTCTATACTTTTAGTAAGCGTAAGTTATCCTACATCAGGTACAGGTGTTGCTCATGTTACAACTCAACTTGCTAATGGATCAGCTCAAATTGTTATAAATACTGTTGATCCTGGTGGTGCTCCACTTGATAGCTCATTAAACATTCATTTCTTAATTATTAATCCTGCATAATGTCAATAGGAAATTTAAAAGACTATGGAAACAAGGGAAATAACTTCCCTTTCCAATTAAAAGTACTTGAGGGTATTCAAGCTGTTTTTAATGCATTAACTGGAGTAACTCTGGGTCAACAAAGAAAAGCATTTTATATATCAGATACAGGTGCTGGAAGTATTCCCGTAGATGTTTATAGTTTTTCTATTGCGAATGTTGGAGCAGCAGGTGGTACAGTTAGTGGACAAGTGTTACCTGCAGGAGCAACAATAAATTTTGATGCTGGTGTATTAAATCATACTTTTATATCAACTTCATATGATGCAACAGGTACTACATTTTTAATTACTTATGTTAAGTAAAGGATGAGTACTGAAATTTATTTGCGTGGACCTGCAGCTACTAACTATGGTTTATTTGCTCAAACAGCAAACAGTGCTATAATTACTAATACTACTGCAGAAAGTAGTCTTATTAATGGTGGTGTAGGAACATTAACTATACCAGCTAATGGATTTAAAGTAGGAGATAGTTTTAGAGCTCAGTTTGGTGGTGTAGTGAATGCTAATAATAATCAAACTATTAGAATTAGAGTTAAAGCAGGAGCTGTTATTCTTTTAGATAGTCTTGCACAAAATCTGGGAAGTAGTGTTATAAATGATGTCTGGTCTTTAAATATTGATTTTACTATTAGAGCTCTAGGATCTGCTGGAGTAGCATCAATTGTGAGTTTAGGTGCATTTCATTATACAAAAACTAACAATGCTTCTGTTCAGGGATTTGGATTTAATGTGGTGAATAATACAACATTTGATACAACAATTTCTACTACATTAGATGTAACAGCTGAATGGGGAGCTGCTTCTGCTGGAAATAATATTTATTCAGATATATTTATATTAAATAAAATATATTAATTCAAATGAGTACGTTAATACAATTAAGTGGTGGTGGAAGTAGTGCAACAGAAACTGTTGTGAATTTATCTGCTGCTCAAATTTTAAATACTGGATCAAGTCCTGCAGTAATTTTACCTGCACCAGGAGCAAATCAATATTATGCTATTTATTCAGTTGCCATGGAGTTTACAGATAATGGAACACCTTATACTATTGGTACAGGTGCCAATCCATATATCTTTATTAATCCAAATGCTACAGCAAACATGTTTATGCAAAAAGGATTTATAACAACAGCTGGAAATAAAGCAATGCACTTTACACATTTTGAAGGTGCTCTTGATACAGCTAATTCTGTTAACTATCAATATAGTGGTACATGGATAAATAAACCTATTGTATTAAGAACATGGGGAGATGTTAATCCTACTCTTGGAAATGGTACATTGAGATTTGTAATTAAGTATGACATAAGAACATTTGGCGCATAATGAAAAATTTATTTATAGTTTCTTTACTGTTAGTATTTATTACTTCTTGTTCATTAGAAAGGAAACTTGAAAAATACTGCCCACTTTGTACTCAGAAAGATAGTATAGTTACTATAACTCAAATTAGAGATACCACTATTAATATTCCGGGAGAAACTGTATATATAGAAGATACATTGTTTTGTGATTCATTAGGTAATGTATATGCTTCTAGACTAGCAGAGAAAGATGGAACTATTATTAAGTTACAATCAAGAATTAGAGACAATAAATACAAAGTAATTGCCCGCGTAGATACTATCTACAGAACCATAAGAGGCAATACTATTTATAAAACCAAACTAGTAACAAAAACTCAAAAGCCACAAAAGATAAAATACATCCCCGGTTGGGTCAATTTCCTTGCATGGTTGGGTGGTATATGGTTAATAATTATTATATTATATATTATATACCGTCTGATTAAAGCTCAAATACCTACAATATGAAAACAAAAATAACTTTAGGACTTTTGACAATCTCATCTTTCTTTGCACCCATTGAGCTTATGGCCATTCTTTTAATGTTCATTATCTTCGTAGATACTGTAGTTAAATTAATTTCTTTAAGAAAGATAGCTAAAGAAACTAAAAGAAAATACAGAGATGTATTTAAATCTAGAATTCTTAGACAAGGTTATATATACAAATCTCTAGGATATTATATTACTGCAGGTGTAGTATTTCCATTAGACTATTATGCATTAACTCCTTTTATCAACGGATTACTTGATTTCTTAGGTTTTTCTTTTGTAATTTCTGTACCAGCTATTTTAACTAATATCCTACTAGGTATATTCTCAATTATAGAACTAGCTTCTATTAATGAAAACTGGTTTGATATTACTGGAAACAATGTACTTAGAAAAACTTGTGATACTGTAAAGAAATTAAGAAAAGGATTAAAAGACGTATCTGACACTTACAAAGACATCAAGAACTAATGAAGCTGGATATTAATAAAATTGTTCAAGCAAGATTAGACAAAGATCAGTTTTATGCTGAAGAGTCTAAGAAGACACAAATCTATCTGCATCATACAGCAGGTGGAGGCAATGCAGTAGCTGTATCAAGATACTGGAATAGTAATGATACAAGAATAGCAACTGCATTTGTTATTGGTGAAAATGGGGACATTGTACAATGTTTCTCATCTAAACACTGGGCTTGGCATTTAGGTGTTGATTCAGAAGACTTTACTAAGAATGGTGCAAAGTATCAGAACTTAAATAAACTTTCTGTAGGTATAGAAGTTTGCAACTGGGGTCCATTAAAACTCCGCAATGGTAAATTCTATAACTATGTAAATGGTGTAGTTAAACCAGAGAATGTAACAACTCTTGAGACACCATTTAAAGGTACCAAATATTGGTACAAATATTCAGATGCACAGATTGAATCTTTAAGACAACTAGTAGAGTACTTATGTGAAACATATGATATTCCTAAGACTTATAGATCAGAAATCTGGGCAATTGATAAAGAAGCATTTAAAGGGATTCCTGGAATCTATACACATAACTCTGTAAGAAGAGATAAGAGTGATATGTATCCAGATCCTAAAGTAATAGACATGTTAAAAAACCTATAAAATGAAATTTAGAAACTCTTGGAAATCATCCACAAAACAGTGGGACAAAATAATGATAAGAATAAGATTATCATCATTNGANATATTCTCATTTGAAATGGATATATCTAGAAACTTTTACTTANTAACTATATTAAACTTAACTATAAAAAATCGGTAATCATGAAAAAAATTAAGTCTGTTAAAAAATATGAAACAGGAGGGGCTAAAGAAAAACAATGTGATCCTATAAGAGGCTGTGGTCATAAAAGAGCAGAAAGAGTGAATAAAAGAAGATCTAATGCAAATAAAGTTCCTGTAGGAAAAATTATTGGTGGTGTTGCAGCCGGTGTACTTGGTGGTTTAGCTTATAAAAATAGAGATAAAATTAAAGAAACGTTGGGTATGCAAAAAGGTGGAACACCATATAAAGGAAGAATTACTAAAAATAGTATTCCACGTAAAAATGTTAATCCTATTAATCCACCATCAAGAATTGCAAAAGCCCAAATGGGTGGAGATCCAACCATGAAAAGAAAATGTCCTAAAGGAAAATGTGGTAAAGTTTCTG